AGACTGAAATAAAAAATAGAGGTATAAAAGTAGATGCAGTTGTACTTGATTATTTAAATTTACTTAAAAGTCCATATGGTGATAATTCTTATGAAAGAGTTAAACATGTTGCAGAAGGTATAAGAGCTTTAAGTTACGTTTTTGAGTGTCCTTTTATATCTGCAACTCAATTAAATCGTTCAGGTTATGATGAGGAAAACCCTGGATTAGATACTATATCTGAATCTATAGGTATGGCTGCTACTGCTGACTGTATATTTAGCATTTTCCAAGATGATGAAGATAAAGAACTTGGCATAGTAAAAATGGGTCTAATGAAAAATAGATATGGTGCTAATTACGGGTTTACTTCTTTAAGATTAAATTATGACACACTAACTATTTCAGAGGACGAAACTTTAAACATAGATGATGATGGTAGCGAAATGGCTGATCTTACTAATACTCTTAATATGTTGAGTAATTAAAAAGAGGAACTAAATAAAATAAATGCATAAAGTCCATATTATAACAGATGCTGATCTTGATGGGGCTGGTTCTTATTTATGTTTAAAAAAGGCATATGAAGGTAAAGATGTAAGTTATACAGTTACTACTGAAAAAAAGTTTTTAACTGACCTTGCGTTTTTTAATTTTAAAAAATATAATTTAGTAGTTATAAGTGATTTAAATTTAAAAAAAGAAGGTATAAAATTATGTGATTTTAAAAATGTTATTGTAATTGACCATCATAAAGAACATACTGAATTGATAGATTATTATGAAAATGCTAAACCAATTATAAAAGATTATCCTTCTTGTACTAAATTAATTTACGATACTTTCAAATTAGAAAATAAATTTAATAAAAATCAAAAACTTCTAATAAAATTAATTGATGATTATGATAGTTATACTTTAAGTTTACCTTTCAGTTTACCGTTGAATCAAGTATTTTGGAGTTATACGGGTGATAGAGTTAAAAAATTTGAAGACGATTTTAAACAAGGATTTTTCGGTTTTACTACCTTTCATAAAAATGCTTTAAAAATAGTTCAAAATAAAATTAATAATTTTTTCAAAGAAGAAACAATTTATAAAGGTAATTTAAAAATAGGTGGTAATAATTATAATGTTGCGGGAGTTTTTATTACTTTTAGCCCTAATGAAATTGCCGAACGAATTATTAATGAATATAAAGTAGATTTTGTTATTCAAATTAATTTAAAAGGTAAAAGTGTTTATATGAGAAGAAGTAAAGAATGTACCTTAAACATGGGCAAGTTAGCTTCTAAGCTTATGGATGGTGGTGGTCATGAAGATGCATCTGGTGGATCTTTAAATGATACTATAATTAATATTACTAAATTGTTTAGACCAATATAATGAAGAACAATACTCCATATCAAGATATACAAACTGCTGAATTTGAAAAATCATTTTATTCCTTTTGTACTTTTGTAGCTTTAGTCCATGATAAAAAAATGAATTTTGCAACTGTTTTTCTAAAAATACTTGAAAATAAAGCTTTACGTGATATATTTATTAGTATTATAGAAGAAGAAAATGAATTTACCGCAATTAAAAAATATATACAAACTGAACCTTCTGTAACTAAGAGTAAATATGTAACTAAATTTTTAAATAAATTCAACGGGTTTAATGACTGAAATAGAAAAAATAATTTATAATAATTTTTTAGAAGTTAGTAAGAAGATTAATAACAAGCCAGTAAAATATAGAAAGAATTTTGATAATTTTCCGGATGAAAATTATATAATTATTAATAAATTAAGTAGATTTTTTTATAAATTTAAACATTTAAAAATAAAAGATTTTTTTGAAGCACCTTATTTTGTATATGATGAGAATTATTTTAATTTAAAATTTTATCTTAGTCCTAAAGCTATTAAAGCTTATAGCTTATATAACGATAAATTTTTATTAAACAATCCTGATGATGAAAAAACTATTCAAAAAATGCATGATTCAATTAAATTTATATATAATTATTGTAAAGATAGAAAAATTGAAATTAAAAAATATTTAACTATTAGAGAAGGAGATTATAATGTATTTCTTAAGCATATAAAAAATAGAGATATAATAATTTTTATATTATTTGCTTTTAGTGATTTTGAAAAAATAATATCTTCAATTGACCCGGAAATAAAAAATATATATAGTTCTAATTTTTCAAGACTTAATTATATTAGAACAAAATATTATTCAAGCTCTAAATCTAAAAAAATAATTAATAATTTCAAAATATTCGTTGATAAACAAAAAATATAGTCTATAATTAAGATATGAGTAATATAACAAGTTCAATGTTCGATAGTATAAAGTCTGCATTAGCAGCAGATAATGATAATAATAAAAGCGCAATTGGTGATATTCTAAAAACGCCTCCTGGTAATACATTTACTGTAAGGTTACTACCTTATGCTAAAGATCCTTCTAAGACGTTCTTTCATTATTATCAGCATGGTTGGAATAGTTTTGCTACTGGTCAATATACTAGTGCAATCTCTCTTCAAACCTTTGGTGAAAGAGATCCTATTGCTGAAGAGCGATATAAGATTCTTCGTACTGGTAGTGAAGAAGAAAAGGAAAAAGCTAAGGCTATAGTCCGTTCTGAAAAGTGGTTGGTAAATGTTTATGTAGTTAACGACCCTGTTAATCCTGAAAATAATGGTAAGGTTAAAATGCTTCGTTATGGTAAGCAAATTCATAATATTATTACCGATGCAATTGAAGGCGAAGACGCATCTGAGTTAGGTCCTCGTATCTTTGATTTAAGTCCTAATGGTGTTAATTTTAGAGTTAAGGTTGAAAAGCAAGGTGACTTTCCTACTTATGTATCATCTAAGTTTGCAATGCCTAGTGCAATCGATGGTCTAGATGAAGATAATCATAAGGAAATTTATGATAATACTTTTGATTTAAGTAGTGTATTTAGTGTTAAGAGTTCTGATGAGCTTAAGACGATGTTAGATGAACATTATTATGTTAAAGATGCTTCTACTACAACTACTACTACTATTATGTTTGATAAGGAAGAAAATAATACACCTGTTCAAACTGCAGTTAGCGAGCCAGTTGTAGAGGAAAAGAAAGATGATAATGAAGATGAAGTTCTAAAAGAACTACTTGAAGGATTAGACGTTTAATAAAATGGCTGATGGTCAACCAGAAATGATTCCTATGCCAGGGCCCGGGCCTCAAGGCCCTCATCCAGAACTAACCAGACAACTATCCCCTCAAGAAGAAAGGGATGTTTTACTTAACTTTATGGGTAATATGTATGGTGAAGCTAAAAAAATGGATAGTCAGATAATTACTTCGTCTACAACTTTACAGGGAGGAAAAAGTGAAGAAATAAAAAGACAAATTGAACAAGTCTATACTCAACCTCAGCAGTCTGTGCCTGTACAGGTGCAGGCTGCTCCTCCTGTTCAATCTACTCCTTTAGAAGCCCAGCCTAATAAAGTTACCGTTAGTCAACCGTTAATAAGTGAAACTGTTATTGAAAATTCAGATCAATTAACATTAAATTTTAATGTATCAGAAAAAGAAGATCTTATAAATCAAGTTAATGATTTAGTAAAAAAACTTAATTTTCAGACTAAGCAAATTAAAGAATTAAATAAAAAAATTGATAATATTATAGATAGGGTTACAACTACATCATTACCTATTAGAAAACAAGCAAAAAAAAAATCAGTTGATAAGTAATGGGAAATCTAATATAATAGAGTTAGTATATGGCTTATTTAAAAATAAAAAATAAAAAAGATTTTGTATCTAATTTTTTAGGTCCAGTTTCTAATTTAAATGATTCTTGCATTTTATCAATAGAAGATAACATTGTAAGTTGCACATTAGCATCAGCAGATGCAACTATAGTATGTAGATCATCTATTGAAATAGAAACTGATATACCGAATTTAACTACCTTAAATTTACCTGATATTAAAAAACTTGTTAGGGTTTTAGATATTATACCATCTCAAGATATAGAATTAAAAATAAATGAAAATAATTTATCCTATAATGAAAATGGTTATAAATTTAAATATCATTTATTAGACGACGGTATTATAAAACAACCTTCTTTAAATGTTGAAAAGGTAAAAAATCTTAATTTTAATACTAAATTTTTAGTAAAAGAGCAAGAATTAAATACTCTTTTTAAAGGTAGTTCTTTCGCAACTGAAACTTCTAAGGTTTATCTTTTTGAAGAAGATAATAAAATTTACAGTGAGTTAGGAGATAGATCTAAGCATAATTCAGATAATTTTGTTTGTATATTAAGTGATAATTACGAAGGTAATATAGCAAAACCTTTACCGGTTAATTTTGACTCATTTAGACTGGTAAGTTTTAGTGGTAGTCGTGAAGTAAATTTTAGTATTAATACTGATATGGGTGTTATTACTTGTAATTTTAAGAAAGGCGATACACAATTGATTTATATTATTTCCGCATTAATTAATTAATATATGAAAAGAGATTGGTCCGAGCATAAAGTAAAAAACAAAATTAAAACTGCAGGTTATTTTATAAAAAGATTAAAAGATAGCGGATTTGTAGTTTTAAAAATGTTTAATGCATATTCGCAAGTAGATCCAAGAAGATGGACAGTTTTAGTAGATCCTGGTTATAATAGTGTTTATATAACATGTTTTACCAATAAAAATGAAGCCGGTGAAATATTATTTGAATTTGATGATGGTGGTATTAATTTTAATAAAGGTTTCTATCTTAAAACTGATAGTATAGAAGTAGTAGTTAGCCAGCTAATTGAAAAAGGTATTAATAACGATCCTTCAAAGAATCCATTCAGTAGAATTAAATAATTTTATGAGTGATGATAAAACAGATAAAGATAATAACGAAGATATTATTAAAAATAATACTGTTAAATCAGAATTAGATCAAAATACTGAAATTTTAATAAGAGATGCTTTAAAAAGTTTTGTTAAAGAAAAATTTCGTAATAGAAAAACTGATGATGAAATTAATGCAATGGTTTCTACGTGCTCTGAATTTATGAAATGTTTTGTCATTATGGGATACGATTTTGAAGGTAACGCTATAAAACCTATTTTTTATGCTAGAAATGATCAAGATTCAGATGCATTAACTCAATATTTACAAAAATTTATTATTACTTCTTTCCATTGATTTTTAGCTTTTATAAGCTAAAATAATATATATGAATATTTTGATTCTCGGTAAGGGTTACGTGGGTAGTCATCTAGAAAAGTATCTATATGAGCAAAAGGTCTCAGATAATATATTTTTTAAATCTAAAAAAGAATTAGATTATACTAATTCAGAAGTATTATATAATTTCTGTTTATCAGAAGATATTAATACTATTGTAAATACATCAGGTTATACGGGTGTACCTAACGTTGATGGTTGTGAAGATAATAAAGAAGATTGCTTTTTTTATAACGTTAATGTACCGGTTATAATTGAAAGTATTTGTAAATCGTTAGATATTAATTTTATCCATATTGGTTCTGGTTGTATATATGGTGGTTATGATAAGATGTATACTGAAGATGATATACCAAATTTTGGAGTTTATGAAAAAGACTCGAGTTTTTATAGTAAAACAAAACATATATCTGAAATGATGCTTGATAAAAATTTTACTAATATTATTCGAATTAGAATGCCGATGGAAAGTAAATTGACAAGTAAAAATTTATTAACAAAACTTTATAATTACCCTAATCTAATAGATTTTGTTAATAGTAAAACTGATATGATTGTTTTATGTGATTTTATAGAAACTGTAATAAAAAATTTTAAAGCTGGAATATATAATGCAGTACATAGCAATGCACTGGGTACAGAAGAAATTGTAGATATTTTAAAAGAATATGGTATAGAAAATAAAACTTGGAAATTTATACCGTATGAAAATTTAAAAATAAAATGTAATAGAAGTAATTGTGAATTATCTAATCAAAAAGCTATAGATGATTTTGATTTTAACTTCGGAGAAGAAGAATACTATCTAAGACTAAATGCATCTTTAATTGGAAAGGAATTAAAATGGGAAAAGAAATAGTAGGTTTTACAGCAGGTAATTTTGATCTATTACATCCGGGATATATTTATACGTTTGAAGAAGCTAAAAAGCACTGTGATAGATTTTTAGTATTTCTGCAGAAAGATCCTTCTGCAACGAGATATACAAAATATAAACCCGTTATACCATATTATGAGAGATATAAGACTTTAATGGCTATACAGTATGTTGATGACGTGTATATGTATCAAACCGAAGAAGAACTTTATGAACTAATTAAATTTTTTAAACCTGACATTAGAATACTAGGGGAGGATTATATAGGTAAGTCTTTTACTGGTGATGATTTACCACCGCAAAATATATATACAACAAGATCTCATGAATGGTCAACTACAAAGATTAAAGATTTAATTACTATACAAACAATAAAACAAAATCCCGATATAGTTAAAAATGCTAAAAAATAAAAAAATTATAGTAACGGGTGGTAAAGGTTTTATAGGTTCGCATTTAGTAGATAGATTAATAAAACAAGAAAATATAGTAACTATAATTGATGATGAATCTGTTGATTCAAATTGGATAAACTATAAAAATAATAAAGCAAATTATACTTCTTATAATATATGCGATTATGAATATATTAAGCATTTATTCAAAGATGTTGACTACGTTTATCATCTAGCTGCTGAATCTCGCATACAACCTACTTTAGAAAATCCAATATTAGCGACATTAACCAATGCAGTTGGTACTTGTACAATATTGCAATGTGCAAAAGAAGCAGGGGTAAAAAGAGTTATATATAGTTCCACTTCTTCTGCTTATGGGTTAAAAAATAAAATACCACTTAAAGAGGATATGCCTATAGATTGTCTTAACCCTTATTCAGTTTCTAAAACCTCAGGTGAAGAATTATGTAAAATGTATACTAAATTATTTGGTCTTGAAACAGTTATATTTAGATATTTTAATGTTTATGGTGATAGACAACCATTAAAAGGTCAATATGCCCCAGTTATAGGTTTATTTTTAGAACAGAAAAAAAATAATAAACCTTTAACAATAGTAGGAAACGGAAAACAAAAAAGAGACTTTACACATGTCAGTGATATAGTAGAAGCAAATATTAGAGCTGCTACTTATAATGATATAATCGGGGAAATAATTAATGTAGGAACAGGTATAAACTATTCAATTAATGATATTGCTAAATTAGTAGGGGGTAAATTTATTAATATTGAAGAACGATTAGGAGAATCAAAAATTTCACAAGCTTGTACTAAAAAAATTCAAAAACTTTTAAAGTTTAAACCTAATAATAAAATAATAAATTATATAAAAAATGGAAAATAAAAAAAATATATTAGTAACTGGAGGTTACGGGTTTATCGGCGGTAATTTTATTAGATTTTTAAGAGATAATTATCCAGAGCATTATATAGTTTGCATAGATAAAGAAGGTTACGCGGCCAATAAAAATTATATCAAAGGTCTTTGTGATAAAGAATATAAATTAGACATTTCACATAGTTTAGATTTAGAAAACGTTTTTTTAACTAATGATACATTTGATCTTATTTTTCATTTTGCAGCTGAATCTCATGTCGATAATAGTATAACAGGTCCAAAAGTTTTTATTGAATCTAACGTTTTAGGTACATTAAATATGTTAGAATGTTTTAGAAAAATTAATAATAATCATGGTCGCTTTATTCATATAAGTACTGATGAAGTTTACGGACATTTAGGGTTCGATGACGACCCATTTACTGAGTTAACCCCTATTGCACCTCGTTCTCCCTACGCTGCAAGTAAAGCATCAAGTGATCTCTTATGTTTATCATATATTGAAACATTTAATTGTAATATTAGTATTACCAGGTGTTGCAATAACTATGGTCCTAATCAGCATAGTGAAAAGTTTTTACCTACTATTATTAAATCCTTAAGTAAAGGTAAAAAAGTACCGGTATATGGTGAAGGTATGAATATACGTGAATGGATTCATGTATATGATCATAATTTAGCAGTTTGGTCAGTAGCAACACATGGTAAAAAGGGTATATATAACATAGGATCTGGTTTAGAACTAACAAATATAGAGTTGGTTGATAAAATATGTACTATTATGGGTAAAGATTTAGATAAATCAGTTAAATTTGTTGAGGATCGATTAGGACATGACTTTAGATACAGTATTGATTGTGAAAAAATAAGAAAAGAACTTTATTACGAGCCATTATACGGTGATTTTGATGATCAACTAGTAAAATTAGTAGAAATATACAGTAAAAATGAAAATTAAAGCTGGAAATATCTTTGCATGTCATCACGGTCAATGGGCCGGCCAAATGTTCTGTTATATTTGTCAGGATAAAAAGGAACAGACGTATAATTTTCTTAGAATGCCTGATATGGTAACTACAAAAATATCTCAAAATGATTTTAATAATGGTTTAGATAAAGAAATTATAAAATTTGTAGAAAAATGTCCAAAATACGTATTTAAAGTAATACAAGCACAATATAAAAAAAATGAAAATACTAACAATAGACGGAAATAATTTAGTACATCGAGTATATTGGGTAGCAAATAATATAAAAAACGTTTCGGAAAATTATCATGTTTATATGTTCCTTAATAGCGTTAAAAGTTATGTCGAAATGTATCAACCTGACAAGACCTTTTGTGTCTGGGATGAAAAACCTGATTATAAACCTAATAAACGCAAGGAATTACTTAAAGATTATAAAGGTAACCGTGATAAAGAATACGGTAAAGAGGTACATACCAAGAATGAAATTATTAAGGAAATGTTAAATACTATGGGTATCCCATCTATTTTTCCTAGATCTTACGAAGCTGATGATGTTATTAAGATAATTAATGACGCATACTATAAACATTGTACTACTAAATTTTATATAACAAAAAAATTATTTAGACATATTATAGTTACTGTTGATAGAGACTTGTGTCAGTTAATTTCTAATAAGGTTTCAGTTTATGATCCTATTAAAAAAATTGAAATTAATAAAGAAAACTTTAAAGATATTTTAAAATATGATAAAAGAGATTTTATTAAAGTAAAAGCTTTAACTGGAGATAAAAGTGATAATATTCCCGGAATAAAAGGTTTTGGTAAAGTTAAAATAGAAAAGTTTTTAAAGGGAGAAATATTTTTAACTGAAGAAGAAAATAATATATATGAAAGAAATTTAGAATTAGTTAAATTAACAGAAGATAAAGATGAAAAAGAATATGTATTAAATCAATTATCTGAAATAAAAGATACAACTAATTATGATCAATTTAAAAAACTAAGTAAAGAACAAAATTTTAGTCAAATAATTAAAAATGATATGAAATGGTATACTGCTTTTTTTCAAGATAATAGATTATTAGAGCTATTATCTTAAATAATTATATATGCAAAATCAATTCATAAACCCTCAACAAATACGTTCACCTTATACAGGTGAAGCAGCAAAAGCTAATTTTTCTTCTTATGATGCCGATGGAAAAACGTATGAACAAGCAGTTATAACTGACCCCGTAACTGGGCATGTTATTAAAAAAGGTTTAGTTTCTATTAAAGATAAAGTAACTGGTGAAGTTATACAAGATTATAAAACTGCATTAAATCAAAGTTCTACGATCCAAAGCAGAGGTTAGTCTTGAAAAATAAATTATTGCATTTATAATAATAATGTGATAGTTATACCTGAGCAGTATGTTGTAAATGTTTTATATGAGAATGTCTATAAGATCTCATATAATAAATACACTAAAACTTATAACGGTTGCTGCCCTATATGTAAAGAAGGTGGGTCATGGGGTAAAAAGAAACGATTTTATTATATACCAAATAAAGAATTAGCTTATTGTCATAATTGCGGTTATAGTAAAAAAGCTTTAACTTTTATAACTGAGGTAACTAATAAGCCATTGCATATTATTGCAAATGAAGTTAAAGATTTTGATGTAGAAATACAAATACCACGTGAAGAGCAACCTGAGGTTACTAAAGTAGTAGATAAAAGTTTACCTGAAGATTGTATTAATTTATCCGATATTAGTCAGTTAGATTATTATAAAGATAATAATATTGTAAAAATGGCTTTACAGTTAATTAAAGATAGAAAACTAGATAAAGGTATTAATAAACCTAAAACATTTTATTTATCATTAAAAGACCCTGTTCATAAAAATAGATTAATATTACCATTTTATGATGAAAATGATCATATAATCTTTTATCAATCTAGAGGATTAACTAAAAAAGATTTATTCGAAAGACCAAAGTATTTAAGTAAAGTAGGTGCTGAAAGAAGTCTATATGGTATGCAAAATATAAACTCTAATTTAGATAATGTTTTTATTTTTGAAGGACCTATTGATAGTTATTTTGTTGAGAACGGTTTAGCTACTTGTGGTATAACTGAAAATACAAATAAAATGTTTACTTCATTACAGAAGCAACAGATTAACAAACTTAACTTATATAAAAAAATTTACGTATTAGATAATCAATATTGTGATAAGGCATCTTTAAATAAAAGTATTTTATTAGTTGATAGTAATGAAAAAATTTTTATATGGCCTAAAGAATTAAAAAAATTTAAAGACTTTAACGATATATGTGTAGCTGGTAATAAAGACAAAATAAAACCTGAATTTATATTAAAAAATACATATTCAGGCCTTAAAGCTAAATTATTATTAACCGAAATAAAAAATAATTAATTAACGAACATTACCAGTACCTGTAAAACCTTTGGACCTAGTACCGGTAGAAATAAAATCTGCATATTGGTTTAATTGTTTGAGTTCACTGACTATTTCTTTTAGAGCGTCTACAATTTCTTTTGATGACTCCTCTTCTTCAGAATTTAAAGGTTCAATTTCATTTACTTGATCATCAGCTGCAGCTTCTTCAGGAGCAAACTGATCATTATCATCTTGTTCAACCTCATTATTAACGTATGCTTCAAAAATTAAATCTTGATCTGTTTTCATATTATTATTTAGTTAAATTTATATTTTGGATCGTTAGCACCTGCTAGATAACCTTTTAATATTTCGCTTAATGATGAGACTTCCATTGCTACTCTAGCAATCTTTTTAGTTTCAGCATTTGAAATACTATCAAATATTGTATCTGGTTCAGCAGAGTTTAAAGAAGTTTGAATACTATTAGTGGTACCATTTAAATAATCTCCAAATCTATCCATTTCATTAATCCAGCTACTAAGTTCTTCAAACATTTGTTTAGATTGTGTACTAACTGGATCATCTCCTGCTGGTACATCTACGTCAAAATCTTCTGGAGACGTTTCAGGGTCTAAAGTGGAAGCCATTGCTTCTTGATCAGTTAACTCAGTATTTTCATCGTCCTGTTCAGATAAAAATTTTTTAAATCTTTTTTGGTATAAGCTCATACAATTATTTATAAATATTTATATGCAACCAACCACTAAATTTGAAGACTTATCAAAAGTAATTAAAGAAGACTATGGACATGAAATGATGCCTGATGTTGTAAGAGATCAATCAGGGCAAGCTACTGAATACCCTCCACAGGCTTCTAATGTAAAAGATATATTTAATAAAAATAATCGCACTGATGTAGCGCCTGAAAATATACCATACCCGTTAAATGAATTTGATGATGTGGTAGCTAATGCATTTGTATCTTTACAAAATTTAGAAGAATTATTAAAGCATGCAAATACTAATACAGTTATTAAAGATAAATCACCTATAGATAAAATAAGTAAAGAGATTATTGGTTTAAAAGGTAAATTAGTTGATATTAGTAAAAAAGTTAGTAAAATAAAGTAATGAAAAAGATAATAACGTCATTGACGCTAACTTTACTAGTTAGTGGTATCTTTGGTATACTTTTTGAAGATTGGTTGGTATTTGGTCTTGCAACTATTTTACAAATTTTATTTTTTTACTTTTTTAATACAGTTTATGAAAATTATTTAACTAAAAAAGTTATTGAAGCTAATGCTTTAGTTGAAAAAGAAAAATTTAAAAATATAGTTAAAGTTGCGTGTCCATGTGGTGAAAATAATCAACAAGAAGTTTTATTATCATTTAATGAAGATACAATTTTTAAATGTAGTAAATGTGATAAAGATATAAGAGCTTCTACAAATGTAGGTACTACTTTAGTAACAACACCCTTAATAGAAAAAAATCTATGAATGAGTTAGATAAAATTGTATCAGAAGTACCTAGTGATTCGTTAAAGATAAAAAGTGATGATAAAAAAGTTTCAGTAAATGATATTATAGAA